ATTCAATAGTCACCTTTTTAACACAACAATTAAATGAAAGTAAAATAACTATTTACTATAAAACTATGGTGGTTTCTTAAAATGGGTACGGAACAATATACTGGTTCAGATTTAAGTGGAAGTAGTGGTGCATTAAATCGGACTTTAACATTATCAAATACAAACACGACTATAGATAATGGTTTATTAATAATAATTGATAATTTTGCATTACAAACAACACAATTTTCCATAGTCCATAATGGGTCTTCATCAGTAATAACTTTTTTAACTGAACAATTTGATGAGAGTAAATTCACAATCTATTATGAAACTACTGCCTCTGGAGATGGAGGGGTTGCAACAGTTGGTATTCTTCCATTAGATATGCAATTATTAATTAATGAAATAAACTATTTTGGTGATGAAGTTACATTAAGAATAATAACTAAAGATACTACAACTTCAGACTATGGTGATGCCATTGAAACATCCTCAGATTCAACCGGATTAAGGGCTACAGTGAACGTTCTCACTCAAGATGACGAAGTAGTTAAGGAAGGTAACTTTCAATCAGGAGATAAGAGATTCTTCTTTAAACCAACCCAAGTTGGATTAAATCGTGGGAATAGAATATATCATTCTTCAAGATGGTATGAAATAGATTCAACTGAAGAACATACTTTTGGAGATATTCAATATTCTGTTGAAGTTTTAGCTAGAAAAGTTTAATTCTTTATATAAATCACAACATTTATATACTTTTAGAATCTATATTTATATATGCTCAGGCGAGCAAAAATATTCAGGAGAATAAATGGTAAATAATAATTTGAAAAAGTGGAAAGGAAATTTTATTTGTAAAAATTGTAATAAAGAATTTTTAATAAAAAAAACAAGATATGGGGATAAACCTAAATATTGCTCTAGAATTTGTTGGTTTAAAGCAAATAAAAAAGGACCAAGGACATCTTTAGAATTAAATTGTGATTTTTGTGGAAATAAATTTTTACAATGTCTATCCCAAAAGAAGAGAAATAAGCATAATTTTTGTTCCAAGAAGTGTTCACAACTTTTCACAAAAGGTAGAAAAAATCCAAATTTGGGAATCTCAAATAAAGGGAGAATACCATTTAATAAAAATAAAGGAAAAGGTTTTTTAGATGCTAAGGGTTATAAATGGTTTATGGTTGATGGAAAAAAGATTTTAGAACACCATTTAGTTTATTGTGCTTCTAAAAATTTAGATATTATTCCAAAAGGATTTGTAATTCACCATATAAATGGGATTAAAAATGATAATAGAATAGAAAATTTAATGCTTATGGATAGGGGAGAACATACTTCACTACATAGTAAAATTAGATTTCTAAAGGGTTCATTATTTGGAAAAAATAAATATAAGGAGAAACTAAAGTGAGTGTATCAAAAAGTACAAGAGCTGAAGATATCTGGAAATTATTTCACGATAGATTGGTCTCACAAGTAACGAGTGTAACAATTGCTGGAAGCACAACTGTAACAATTCAAAGGGTTGATAGTTCTTATAATGATTCTGATTTTGGTTCTAAATCAAATTTTCCAATTATCACTATTGAGACTCCAATTTTTGAAGACACCAATTTAACTTTATCTAAAGAAAAAACAACTGGAAAAATTACAGTTGAAGTTTATACCACCCAAGCCGAAAGTGCTGAAAAGTTTTCATCAAGTATTTTAAATGCTGTTGAAACTTATAAAACAATATTATCAGATAATGGATTAAAAAATGTTCACGGAAGTTTAACTGATTCTGATTTTGCAGAACATGGTAAAATTAAAGTACATGTGAGGAGAATGGATTTTTCATTTGATTTCTTCTATACAAAAACGAGGGCTTTTTAAATGGTACAAATACAAATAAAAGGAATTATGAAAACAAAAGATTTAATGTTAAATTTATCAAAAGAATTACCAAAAGCAATCATCAAAGAATCTGGAAAGTTTATAGGGGATATCAGAAAATCTGCAAAGTTAAGAGCACCAAGAGATACTGGAAGGCTGGCAAATAGTATTATCGTTAGGGAACAAGGAAAAAATAGTTGGGTTTTAGAAGTTCAATCTCCTTATGGTGTTTATCAAGAAAGAGGATTTACTCCCCATTTCTTTTTAGCAGACCCTGGAAGACCTGGATTTCAATCTAATAAATTACAAAATAGTTTTGGTAAATTAGTTATGGTTAAAAAACATACCCCCTTTGTTAAACCAGCATTAGAACACAATCTTTCAAAACTATCTCAAAGAATGTCTGATGCAACTAAACGTGGAATAAGTAAAGCAAGGAGGGCAAGATAATGAAAAAACTCAACATTGGAGCTGGAGAATATCCTTTACCTGGATTTATTAATATGGATGTTTATGAATTTCCTGGAGTAGAATTAACTTGTAATGCTTTGAAATTACCTATGGAAGATAATTCTTTAGATGAAATTTATATGGGGCATAGTTTAGAACATAACACAATGTCTGAAGCAAGAAAAATATTAAAAGAATGTTTAAGGGTTTTGAAACCTCTTGGTAAAATTGGGATAGTTGTTCCAGAAAAAGATTTAACTCCAAAGCACATGATTAAAGGAAGTCCCTTTCCAGGACAACCATATAAAGCACACCACTCATATTGGACATTAAAAATGTTAAGAGAAGAAGTTAAGAAAGCAGGGTTTGAAGATGTTGAAGATATTAATATTAATACATATCCATACTTGGTTGCTAGACCTCTTTGGCAAGTTGGAGTTAAAGCAATAAAAGGAGGATTAAATATGAAAAAAGAAAAAGATAATGTTGGAGAAAAAATAATAATTCCTAAATTTAATGAACGAGAAAATTCTTGGTGTAAACATGAAGAAAAGGTTATTTATAATCCAACTAAAAAGAAACATTGTCCACGATGTAGGAGACTATTATGAAACCTAAAATATTAATTGGATGCACCACCTATGAAGGTAAAGATTATGTCTTAGAAAGATATGTGGAAAGGGTTAAAAATTTAACTTATGATAATTATGATGTCCTTTTTATAGATAATTCTAAAGGAGATGAATATTCTAAAAAGATTAAATCTTTAGGAATGAATGTTATTAAAAGCACTTGGAATGAACAAAGTAAAATTAGATTAACAAATGCACAAAATTTAATGAGGAAGAAGTTCTTAGAAGGGGACTACACACATTTATTTATTCTTGAACAAGATTTAATCCCACAAAAAGATATTATTGAAAGATTGTTAGAACATAATAAAGATGTTGTTAGTGGATGGTATTATATTACTGCGGTTCCAAGACCTTGTTTAAGTAGGGAATGGACTTTGGTAGATATGAAGTTTTGTCCAAAGCAACCTTTAATGATTGATATGGCTAAAGAAAAACTAATGAAATGTTTTTCTGGAAGTTTTGGAGTTAGTTTAATTAAAAGAAAAGTCTTGGCAGAAATTAAATTTAAAGCATATAATCATTTTACCCAGCATGCAGATACTTGGTTTTATTTTGATTGTGATAAAAAAGGATTTAAGGTTTATGTAGATACGGGTTTATTAGTTCCACACTTTCAAGATTATAAATGGGAAGAGATATTGGATAAGGATAAAGAAATAGAACAAGAAAATTTAAAATTAAAATTGGTAGAGGGGTTAGAATGAAATATTTATATGATTACAAGGAGGTCTCAACAAAATGACAAAACCAGATGCATGGACAGAATCTTGTTTAGTTAATCTAAATGATGGTACAACTGATTCAAATATTGCAGCTATCTTAACTTCGGTTACAATTAACCAAGGTGGAAAACCAGTTGAAAGTGTTCCAAATCTTTCGGGTGGAAGAATCATGGTGTTTAAACCAGAAGAAGATACTGAAATTGAATTTGAAGGTGTTCCAGTAGGAATTGGTGATAAAGATGCTACGTCTCAAGACGGGTTAGATTTATTCTTCCACGGAGGAACAAGTTCAGCAGCACCATTTACAACAAGTTCAACTACAACAAGAACTGCATTTACACTAACTATTCTGTTTTCAGATAGTTCAGCTACAAGTGCAACATCGATAGTTCCATCAGGAAATTACGCATTAAGGTATAACTTTGCAAACGCATATATGACTGTATGCCAACCAAGTTTTACAGTTGATGGGGGTTTAGTTTCTAAGTATACATTCAAATGTGCACCAAGAAATAAATCAGGAACAAGTAATATCACTGAAGATTCTACAGATGGAAGTTCAAGTATGAACTCAATTTAATTTTATTTTTTGAATAGAATCATTGAATAGAAAAATGAATAAATTAGATAAAATTAAAGAAAGGCTTAGTGAAATCTCAATCACTATGAGTAGGGTTCCCGTTAATACAAAAAGGGAATTTATAGACTTAGCTAATGCTGAACATAGTGGAGATTACGGAGAGACCTTAAATCAAATTTTAAGTCAATACTTTGAATACCAAGTAGCAAAACGTTTCTTTTTGGAGAAACTAGAAGGTATGAATGATAAGTTAGACTTAATATTTGAAAAAATTAATATTCCAAACGAAGAGAAGGAAAAACCCAAGAGATTGGGAACACGAATAGAATCAACAGGAGGTAAAAAATAATATGGGAGCATTAGAAAAGTTTTTGGGTTCGCCTAAAGAAGTAGAAATTGGTGGAATGAAATTAACACTTAAACCTTTGAGAGTAAAAGATATGAATAAGTTTGCTAAGACAAATCCAACAGAAGAAGAATCAAAGAAAATTGGAAGAGAAATCATTTTACTTTCTATTGAAGGGACTACTATGGAAGAAGTTGAAGAACTTCCAATGGAAATTTTCACAAAAATACTTAACGAAATAAACCTGTTGAATGGTTTTAAAGATGAACAAGTTGAATCGATTAAGAAACGTCTTAAACAATCTAGACAAGGACAAACAGATAACTAGGAATTTATATTTGGTTATGGAGAAAGTCGGAGGGTATGAGCAAGTACTTAACCTTCCACTTCCAGCACTAAATGAAATCCTTAGGTGTATGGAGTGGGAAGCAAATGAACACAAAAAAGCAAATAGGAGAAAATAAATGGCAGTAAAAGAGATAGTACAAGTTCTTTTAAAATACACCACAGAAGGTGCAGCTAAAGCGAATGCTGCGGCAAAAAGCGTAAATGAACAAGTTACCAAACAACAAAGAGAAATGCAAGATGCAAATAAAACTGCTAAGAGAGGAATTGAAGATACTAGAAATAATACAATTGCTAATTCAAAGGCTGGTCAAGTTATGAGGATGAATACTGAAGCATTGGGAAGATATAATAAAGAGGGAAAACAATTTACTAATCGTGGGGCAAGAATGGCTAATAGATTTAGGATGATGACTCATGGTGCAAGAGGGTTTAGAATGGAAATGCTTGGAGTTATGTTTTTTGGTATGGCTATGCAGAGGGTTCTATTTGGATTATTAAAAACTTCTAAAGAATGGACTGGGGTAAATGAAATTTTATCAACAGCGTTGGGTGTGTTATTTTTACCAATTGCAGAAAAATTATTAGAGTGGGCCCTTAAATTTTTAAACTGGGTTGACCAATTATCTGAAAAAGAGAAAAAAACAATTGGTTGGTTTGTTTTAGTTGGTGGTGCTGTTGGAACATTGTTATTTTTAATTGGAACTTTAAGTTTGGGAATTGGGTCTATGATTTTAGCATTTAATTTTAGTAAAGTAGCTACAATAGTTGGAAGTCTTGGACAAGTTGGGGCTTCTGCAACTGCAGCCGCAACAAAAGTTGCAACTTTAAAAAGTATTTTGGGTAAAACAATCTTGGTTGCCGTAGGAATAAGTATTGCTTGGGCTGGATTTACATATATCAAAAAAGGGATTGATGAAGGGAGTTTATTAAAAGAAATAATTGGTGTCCTTCTTATGGGTATTGGTTTGGGTACTGCTGGAGGAGCCCTTGGACTTACTTTATTGGGAGTTAGTTCTGGAGTAATTGGTTTTACCCTTGGAATTGGAATTGGATTGATTATTTCTTGGACAATCCAAAAAAATAAATATGAAAGTGACCTTGCAAAGAGGATGGCAGAAAAACAATTTGGTACTGCAACGGCAGTTGAGGCGGTTTCAAGAGGTTTTAGTCCAACTGGTGGTCAAGGAACATATATGGGTGTTGAGTCAACTCCAACTTTAAGCAGTTTTCAAAATATGAATATTTCTAGTTCACTTATTGGGGCTGGAAGAACTGGAAATGTTACTGTGAGCCCAACATATAATATAACAATTCCAGATAAAAAAGAATTTGAAGATATGTTGGAAAGAAATAACCGGGACATGGTAAATGAATTTAGAAGATGATTAAAATAAATAAAATTAAAGGAGGGAAAAGATGGCAGACATAGTTTTTAGTAAGGGTGTTCTTTCCGAAGGGGTTTATGCAGAAAGTGTTAATGAGGAATATAAAAATAAATTAATAATTTTAAGCAATTCTCAAACTGGGCCAAATCAAGCTAGTGGTTCCAAACCAACAAAGATTTTAGATTTACTTAGGTTAACCCACCAATTTGTAATTAAATCAGTTATAACTGCAGAATCTGGTAAAACAGCAAAAGAAGTAATTACTAATTTGAAATCAATAGCAAATGGTGGAGGGATAGCCGGCGGAGTTATTACAATGACTTATGATGGAGATTCTTATGAAGGATATCTTGAAAAGATAATTATAACAAAAGAAGCAGATGATTCAGTAGATGAAACTTCAGAACAGGTAAGAAAATATACTTTAGCAATAACATTTGTTGTGGGAACTACAACAGGATAGGTTTAAATAAATAAAGAAGAGATAAAAATATGGAAAATAAAGCTGGAAAAACAAAAATAATTTATAGTACATTGTTAATCTTAGTTTTACTTTCAACAAGTATGTATTTTATTTTTCAAGGAGATACCCCCTTTAAAGTAGATATTCAAAATACCCGTACACAATATTCTGTAGATAATAATGGTTCTTGGGATTTAGCAGCTTCGGAATATGTTTATTTATATGATGGTACAACAAAGATGAGGGCTAAGTCTCGTGAATTAACTTACTGGAATGATTCTAATTATGTTTATGCTGTCAGGACTTCCACTTGGAAAGATGAAATAATAACAACTCAAACTTATACCTTTAATATTTATGAAGATAAAATTGAGAATGTTCCAATAAGGAATGAGTTTGAATGTATTAATTGTGAAGGGAAATTTATTCAATTTGAGATAAGAGATATTACTTACGATGGAATCACTAAAAATATTGAATCTCCTTTTTCCTTTGGAAAAAATATGGAAATAGAATGGTTACCTAATGATGACTTCTCTTGGGCAAAAGTATATCAACAAAAAAGTTCAGATAAAATAATTGTTAAATTTAAAGCAGATGAAGAAATTGAAAATTATTATGTTAGACTATACGACCCGTGGAGTGCATCACTTGATACAGATAATTATAATTTTTGGAATTTAGATGAGGCCAGTGGGGTTGCCGTAGACAATCTTTCAAATTCAAATGGAACGGTTGTAGGAACAGGAATAACACAAGGGGTTGCTGGAAAAATAAATAAGGCAATTAATTTCACTGGAGTTACGGGGGATAAATTAACTTTTGATAGTATTGATTATCTAAATACGGGTAGTTATTCTTTTGATATACAACCAAATTCTATTGACTCCCAAATTATTTATCGTCAGGGAGCAACTGCAACCGGACTTTCTTTGTTTTTAGTAACAGGAAAGATTGCTTATTACACAGCATCTCAAATTGGAAAATATACTTCTTGGACTGGAAATACGACATTAGAAGTAGGAACTTGGTATCATGTTGCTATAATTACAACAGGAACAACAGAAGCAGAAACAAAAATATACGTTAATAATGTTTTACAAGATATTACTTATACAACAAACGAAGAAGGAGTAAGACCTTCTGGAAGTTCATCAAGATGGTTTAGTGGAGGGGATAATGATGCTAGCCCTTTAAATTCCTCTTTAGATAATTTTGGAATTTGGAATAGGACTTTAACTGAAGCAGAAGTAACCGAATTATATAATTTTATTTTTAGTTGTGCCTATCAAAATTGTATCATAGGAAATCCAATAGTAACTCTAAACACACCAATAAATAATTTAAGTTCATCTAATCCAACTATAAAATTCAATGGAACTATTACTGGAAAATCAAATGATAATGTAACTTTTATACTTGATGATATTTATAATGAAACAGATACATCTGGAACATTAGGAGTTTATAATTTTACAAAGACTTTGAGTGAAGGAGAACATGCTTGGAATTTTAAAGGTTGTAATACATATAATTGTACAAATGGAACAGAAAGAACACTAATAATAGATATAACATCACCAACAATAGATTATGCTCCAAACACAGAAAGCAATGGTTCTTATTTGAATAGAGATTTTTCCTTTGTGAACATATCAACTTTAGATACAAATTTAGAAGAAATTATCTTTAATTGGAATGGAACAAATGAAAGTTTTGCTTCTAATGAAGGGGGATATTACTGGAGTAATAAAACAAGTCTTACAGATGGTGCCTATACTTTTTATGGTTGGAGTAATGATTCTGCTGGAAATTCAAATTTTACTGAAGAAAGAACAATAATAGTAGATACCACAAATCCAA